GACGTTCACCGCATCCTGAACCGATGCGGTGCGACCACTGTCGGAAATCGTTTGGGCTGATACTTCATCGCTATTTCCGAATGCGCTTCTGTTCGGCCGATTGCCTCAAGGCCTATCAGCGCCGCCTCGATGAGCTGACGATGATGAAGATTCATCACATCGACCTGTCGCTCCCGAACTGAGGCGGACTGGCGCGCGGGATCGCCTTGCCAAAGCCGAGTGATGGCATCACTCGCGGTGGTGTTACGATGTAACGAGGTATTTTGCGGCCAGCAGGTACTTAGCTTTCGGGATCCGGCTTCGTCATGACCTGTGACCGCCCGAACCATTTCTCGATAGGCGAGCCACCGCAGACGCTGGACCTCGGCGATACGCGCACGACCAGCCTGGGTCTTCGGACCAGTCGATTTGCCACCGTGGAAGCGGCAACGCGCCTTGCCTGGCTCCGCCCTGACCTGGCAGCAGCCGCCGGCCCGAGTCTTGGCTCCACGAAGGCGCCGCCCCTTGCGACGGCTTGGCGAGGTGTGGTCACATGCCGACATCACTTTACCAGTTTCCCAGTAACATCGTTCGTTTTAATCGATTTCGTCCATTTTACCGAGTTCAGCATCCGAACCGTTACGCCGTAACTAGATCCCCAAATCATCGGCGGCCAGCGCTCGCCAATCCGGCGTGTGGGCTCGGCGACCGTGTGGTGATCTACCTTGCAAGGTGGCTAGAGCCCTAAACCCAAGGTCGCGTTAGTGCGCAGTGCTGCGTTCCAAAAGACTAAGGCGTTGCGACGTCACTCTCGATCATCTGGTATCAGTGACGGCGTCACGCGATCTGTCCAAAGAACAGATGTGTGTGCGGCCTGTCACAGGGCAAAGGCTGGCGGCTACGGCGGGCGCACCGCGTTCAAGCGTAGCTTGCGCGGCATCTTGAGCGCGGCGGCGTGCACAAAGCCTTCAAAGCAGCATGGCGTCGGAAATGAAATCGTTCGCCGCTTGTTGGATAGCTTCTAAATTTTCCTTTTCCCTCGGGTTTAGGTAGCCCCGCGAGACCAAAACCCCTATCTCGGTGGCATCCAATTCAACACGCACAAGAAGCCTCTTCCAGCGTCGCCGGCGGCGATATTGGCGCATGCGCTCGGCGGGCGGGGTTGCGAACGGATCACCGGCTTGACCTCCCGCCTTCGTCGGCGATCTCCACCAGTACCGACACAACCTCGCCTCCCGCGACCGTCTTGGTCCAGCCCGTTAGCCAAAGCTTGGTCTTAGCCGGGAGATCGCGATCGATCGTAATCCCGCCGCGGATGTTTGGGCAGGCTCCCGGCCGAGGTTCCCACCTGCCGGTCAGCGATCCTCGGCCGACGGGTTCAGTCACGGCTGGCTCCAGCGTCGGTTAAATTAAGTTGCAACTGATGCACATCATTCCAGTCGGCGCCGACCTTGGCGGGGATCTGAACTTCGATTACGCGCTCATCCGATCGCAGCCGACTGGCAAGGGCATAAGCCGCCGACTGGCCGGCATAGTTCGGGTCATTATCGCCAAAGACGAAGATCCGCTTTGCCTCGGGTGGCGGCTGCCACGCGGCGAGCATCCCGGCGTTTACGGCGGCCCAGCAGGGCACACCAAAGAGTGCGGTCGCAGAAAGCGCGGTTTCGATACCCTCTGCGATACCAAGCACGTCTCCGGAAGGCCCAAGGCGTATAGCGGCACCTTTGGCAATACTGCCGGGCATCAACCGTCGCGGCTCTATGACCGGAGCCTTGCGTCCATCGTTCGTTAGGTACGTGCGATGCAGTGTCGAAGGTGCACCATCCGGCCCACTCACCATTGCGATCATCGCGGGATGAAACGATGGATAATCGGATTGATAGCGCAAATCGTGAGCGGTACGCAGGCAAGACGGAAAGCACGTCAGGCCGACACGACGAAATAGATAACGGCCAACGGCATCGCCGGTCTCAACTGTCTTACTGACCCGCCACAACTTATTCATGGCATCGCGCTTGTCGCGATCGCTCCGATCGCGCTTTGGCGGATCTGCCGCCGCCGAACCGAGAACGGCCTCGATCTGTTTTGCGGCTTCGCGAAACTCCCATCCATTCTTTTTCATCACCAATGCTATGCCATCGCCAGCACCGCATTTGGAACAAATCCACGTCCCCCGTCCTTCCCGATTATCCCAGCGCCAGCGATCCTTGCCGCCGCACAGGGGGCATGGACCATGCTTGCCGGTCAGGAATGATTCTCCGATGCCCAACGCCGGCAGAATTCCCGACCAGCGGCCTTGAGCTCGATCTTTAAGCGGTAAGTTGTTGAGCATGACGTCGCTTGCTCTTTGCCCATGTGATCTGACGGGATTTGATCCATGACAAAACCTTCGGGGTTGGCTGCATCGCCGGCACATCTTTGTAACTGTTCGGCCAAACATTGAACTTCTCGCGAAACTTATGCGCCGCCCATCCACTCGCGTAGCCGCGTCCTTGCCCGTACCCCTTTAACTGTGCGTAAAACGCCGCTTGCTCATCCTCCGATGCCGTGTCCTCGCGCTTTTTTCGCCTCGTAATCTCAACGAGCTCGCCGTCGATGACTTCAGTCTTGTCGATAGCATCGGCCTTGAAGCCACAGGCCGGACACTTGGGCGTCCGCGGCGGTTTTAGGAATGTGCATTGCGGACATTCTTTCGGCAGACGAATCCGATCACAGGCTTTTGCTCTTGCGCGTGGGCGGCCATCGTCGAGCACGTCGTGGTGGATGTCAGTTACAAAGCCGAGCCGCAGATGCGTGTCTGAGTGGTCGAGAATTAAGCAGTCGTCCTTTCCTTCTGCCATTCTGAGTCCGCGACCAATAATCTGTACAAACAGGATTTCAGACTTGGTTGGTCGCGCGAGGATGACGCAACGGACGTCCCAATCAATGCCGGTCGTCAGGCATCCGACGTTGCACACCACGCGAAGTTCGCCGTTGTGAAACTGTCGCTGGATCTCGTCCCGCTCGTTGGTCGGCGTGTATGCGTCAATGTAGCCCGTCGAAACGCCGGCTTCAGCGAACTTCGCTTGTAAATGCTTTGCATGTACGCGATCGACGGCGAAACAAAATGTCGAACGGTTATCAGCGCGCTGCCGCCAGGTATCCACGACGTCGGCGACGAGGAGCGCGTCATTCATCACGCCGGACAGATCGCCCCCGTCGTAATCGCCGGCCACGGTACGAACTTTGGTCAAGTCAGGGTGCGACGGCGCGAACACTCGAAATGGGGATAGATACCCTTCTGAGATCAAATCTTGCGTCGTCGCAGCGATGATTAAGTCGTCAAAATATCGCCCGAGGCCCCGGGTCCATGGCGTCGCTGATAGTCCTATAAACGGTTTGCTTTGCCACCGTGGATCTCTCATCCACTTCGGGTAAAAATCAAACCAGCGATGGCACTCATCGATCAGCACTACGTCGGCTTCTGGGAACGGGCGCCGTTGCAAGGTCTGGACGCTCGCGACCTGAACTGGGCGCGACCAATCCGTCATCGGGTTCGTCCCTTGGATCACGCCGACGTCCCGAATACCGTCATCCCAGAACGCCCTCACGGTTTGATCGACAAGTGACAGCGCCGGGACCGTGAAAATCACGCGTTTTTTCTTGGCTAACGCGCCCTCGACTACCGCCGCCGCGAGCCGTGTTTTTCCGAAGCCGGTCGGCGCTTGCAGCACCGGCCTAAGTTTTCCTGAGCCAAGGGATTGGCGCAGCATTTCGATTGCACGAGTTTGATAGGGTCGTAACTCCCGTTTCATATCGGCATCCTCCCGTTCGCGCGGGTTGATGCCTCATCAGTTGAGTTCGTTCTTCCTTGGCTAGGACTCCTTGCTTTCTCTGCCTCTGTGTCTGTTTCTGTCTCTGAGGACCGTAACGTTACGGGCCGTGCTACGCTGCCGTTACGCGGCTTGTTACGGTAACGTCGCATCCGTTCGGCAGCCGTCGGGTCCTCAACGTCACTTTTGTACTGCCGGCCCTCCCAGTTGTGGGGATGCGTTCCCTTCTCGTCGTCTTCAAACAGCCCAGCCGCCTTCAGGGCATCAAGGACGCGCTGCGCCTTCTGGGGCTTCATGCGCAGCTTGAACGCTATCTCGTTGATCGGCGGGAGGACGCCTCGATTTGCCGACGTCAGACACCACAAATTAATCAGCGCCTTGAACAGCGATGGTTCGAGCCGCTGTATCTTGGGCTCATCAACAAGGTCATCGTAGACGCGGAACCAGTGGCTCATGGAGCGCCTCCGCATGCCGGCGTTGCTTTGGTGGCGATGCGTGGCCGTGCGACTGCCGCTTGCGCATCGGGTCCCGCGCGAATGTGCGAGTTCGGGCGCCCCGAGGCCGGCCGCGCCCTAGGGAGGGCGGCAGCGGAGTACATATTTTCCTTCCGCTTGTCGTAACTTTGGCGTGGTCTTTTCCGGACGCCACGGACTACCGGCGCGGTTACCGTCCGCACGGCGTCGCGGCTTCCACTTTCAGGATCAGGCGGTCGTGGTCTGGACTTTACTCGCGACGCGAACGGCTCGCGAACGCACAACCTAAGTCCGGGACTTTTTCCGGGACTTTTTGGACCGATTCTGGGTTTTTTGCCGCATTTCGTTCGATTTCCGTGCGCGTTCGCTTGCAGCGGGGACTTGCGGACGCCCTTTATTTTTAGGCGTTTTATTGGTCGGAGCGCCGAGATTTGAACTCGGGACCCCCAGTCCCCCAGAGTTATGTGCGTGACGCAAGTAATGCTGATTTCATCGGCGTTATTTCACTTCCCGCAGCTTACCTCGGGACTTTCCTCGGGACTCCGCGACTGCCTCCATAGCTGCCTCGACTTCCTTGTCGAGGACGTGTGCATAGCGCGTCGTGGTCTTGATGTCGGCGTGGTTTAAGGCGCGCTGCACCAGCTTGAGGTTGCCGGTCTGCCGTAGCAGCTTGGTCCCGAAGTCGTGGCGGAAGTCATGGAAGCGGAAGCCTGTCACCCCTGCCCGCTTCCGCAGACGACGCCACGCCGTCTTGATGCCCGAGTAGGTGATCGGATAGCGCCGACCTTGCACCCTCCCCTCACGGGTCCGCTGCGCGGTGTAGGTGAAGACGTATTCCGGATGATGGTCCCGAAGCGGCTCTAGGATGGCGCGGACGGTCGAGGTGATCGGCAACGTTACCAGCTTGCCGCCCTTGCCGCGCTTGGTGATCCGTTCAGTGGTCCAGTCGACTTCGGACCAGCGCAGTAGGCATTCCTCCAAGCGCATGCCAGAGGCTCTGGCGAAGGCGAAGAACGGCTCATAGTCAGACCGCATCCGCCGTAT